TAAATGGAGGAGATACGTAAGTACCATAACGAGTCTAAGCGTCTCCTCATCCAATCGGCTACCCGCGAAGGCGACAGTATTTTGGATGTAGGATGTGGATTCGGTGGTGATCTCCAAAAGTGGAAACACGCCGGGGCTAATATAAGCATGTGTGAACCAAACCCAGACTCACTTAAGGAGGCTAAGTCGCGCGCAAAGAACATGAAAATACGCGTCAATTTTTATGAAGGTGATATATTCGCGTGTCCACAAAGGAAATACGACGTCGTATGTTATAACTTTGCGTTACACTATATATTCGAATCACCCAAGTTATTCGAGACGTCTTTATTAGCAATTAAAAATAGACTTAAACCCGGGGGTCAATTCATAGGGATCATACCGAATTCCGATAAGATTATCATGAACACGCCCGTAAAAGATGAGTTAGGGAACTACTTTCTAATGAAACATACGAGTTCGGGGAACTTTGGGGAAAAGTTATACGTTCATTTAGCCGATACGCCGTATTATGCCGACGGACCAAAAGTCGAACCTATCGCGCATAAAGATATGTTATTCACGCGAATGGAAAATTTGGGGTTTACTTTAACACTGTGGGAAGATCTTAAAGGGAACCCGGTTTCGGATTTGTATAGTAAATTTAGGTTTGTGTATAAGAAATGATTAGTTTCTGTTAGTACGTCTACTCTGAGCGGCGTTACCCGCCTTTTTTCTTATCGTGTTTGGTTTGTTCGGTGTTTTTGGTATGTTATTTAATTTCATCTTGTTTAGGTTTTTCACGAGAGTGTTCGGTGTGTTTGGTTTATTTGGTTTTACAAACTTGACGAAATTTAAGTTTCTTCTAAATAATGGTTGTCGTGTAAATGGATTTGAAACGATATTTGTGTTTGGGTTAAGACTGTATAAAGTGTTAATATTAGTGATATTAGTATTTTTATTTTTCGTTTTTATCCAGTTTAGAAGTGATTTTTCAGTTAAGTACCTATTGTATCCGAGGTTTAAGGCATTATTACCGACACTAAAATTATACCCAGATATAGGATCGTTACGATTAGTGTTTAGGGGTACGTTTCTACGTTGTACAGGTCTAAGTGGTATATGTTCAAAACGTGTCCAACTACTCTTAGTAATGCTTAAACCAGATCGATGAAGTGATTTTGGTATGATTCTAAGGTTTGGGTTACTATGTATATAAATAGAGCTTAGGTTTGGAAGACGACCGATCTCATCTGGTAACGAGGTTAACTTATTAAAGCCTAAAAGAATTGCCTCGAGTTTTGTAAGCTTACCGATCTCTTTTGGTATAGATGTTAATTTATTAGCAGCCAATCCAAGAAACGTAAGATTTTTAAGGTTGCCGATTTGTGGTGGTAACGAGTTTAATTGATTATCAGACAATTTAAGTGTGTCAAGTTTTGTAAGTTTACCGATTGATTCTGGTAACGAGTTTAATTTATTATCTCCCGAACCAAAAAACTCAAGTTTTTTAAGGTTACCAATAGATGATGGTAACGAGTTTAAAATATTACCCTCCGACTCAAGTACCTGTAGATTTTTAAGGTTACCAATAGATGATGGTAACAAGTTTAAACGATTACTACTCATCGTAAGTACCTGTAGATTTTTAAGGTTACCAATAGATGTTGGTATTGAGGTTAAATCATTACTGTTCAAATTAAGATGCGTAAGTTTTTTAAGGTTACCAATAGATGATGGTAATGAGGTTAAATCATTCCCGGCCAAAATAAGTTCCTCTAGTTTTTTAAGTTTACCAATAGATGATGGTAAATTGGTTAAGTTTCTATTTTCTAGATCAAGACCTGTAATATTCATGTTCCTAACACCGAGGTTACGAAGTTCCTGGGGAACATTGGAGTTACTCATATACCTTTACTTGATATTTTTATATAGGTTTATGGTAAGATGATACTCGCTATACTTCTACTTATCATAAACGTGTATATATACATGAGTACGAAACAAAACGAAAAGGTAAAAGAAGTACGGGAAAAATATAGAATTCTCAGGGAACATATACAAACAACTGGACATAGTGAGTTTAAAGTTTTACGTCACGAAGTACCATTAACAATGTATCACAGGACAAATGGACACATTGGGTATAACACGAATAAAGGTAATGAAATTGGTTTATGCTTAGACGGTGATACGAACGAAATATTCCACGTATTAATACACGAACTCGCACACTCAACGGTCGATGAGTATTCACACAGTAAAGATTATTGGACAAATTTCAAAAAATTGAGAGATATGTGCGTCCAACTCGGAATCTATAAAGAAATACCAAACAAAACTAAATTTTGTGGTAAACACGTCCAGGATAAATAATCTAAGGTAAATGTAATAATGTCAGCGACAAAAGTTGATTTAGCAAAAGCTATTTTATTATGGAATGGAATTTTATCTTTATCGAGTATACCACTACTCGCGAGTGAATATTGGTCTAATGTGATCTTTTTATTGTTTATTATACCTAATGTTTTGGGTATGATGCCAAGAGGTGGTAAAGTATGGGGACGTCTTTCCCTTGATATGCCTTTCCTTTTGATATCGACTATAATAAGTTTACTTTTTACACTCTTAATTACAGAAACGAACGAAAATATAAAAGAAGATTTTGTTAGGTTCGGTAAAAATACACGGAGTACAGTGACTGTTGTTGGACTTCGGGCATTGGGATTAACCATTGGGTTTATAATTTCTTATTTATTGTTTGGTGGTGATAAAATGTATTCACACTTTAATTCTAATTAAGCGTATCTTTTATACAAAAAGAATGCAATGGCGGCGACTGCACCAGTCGAACCCAAACCAACGGCACTTCGGTTCCCTTGGTCGTTAAGAAATTGTGGTACGAAATTTGCGAGTTTTTCTTGAACTGGCTTACTAATCGCTATCGCAGTACAAACAGCGACCACGAGAGCTTGAAACTGATCATCAGTTAAGTTAAATGGGTTTTGACTAGAATTCTTTTGTCTAGACTCGTTTGGTTGTTGAAGACCCATCATTGGTGATTGCGCTTGCGCCTGTGTCATTCGTGGGTCAACTGCCATCATTGGTGGTTCGAGGGGTGATTCTGCTTGCATAACATCTTGAATTGGAGTAGAGTCCATAGTACTTTGTTTAAAATCAATATTTTTTTCCGATACAATATTCGGCGGTTCTATAATAGGTTGTTGTCCTTTTTCTATGAAATTCGTAGACATGTTATTATTTAATGCTACCATACCATCGCTATTCTCGGAAAGGTTTAAAGTACTCACGTCAGTTGACATTTATATGTGCAAAGTTTTTTGATTTTTTACGTTTACGCGTTAGCCTGATTATTTACTTACCTTGATTATGTAAACTATCAATAAAAATATTAAAATTAGTAAAACTAATAATTTTATATAATTATAATTAGTATTAATATCGTATCTTTCTAAAGCTGCTTTAGAAAACTCTCTTCTATATTTATAATGTCCTGTATCACTACTTATAGCGTTATTGGTTTTTAATTTCTTTACATCACCATTGGTTGGTTTCAAATAAATTGGGGTTTTGTTATAATTTTTAATGTAAATTAAATTTAATAATATATCTTCACCGTTCCATACTGGTTTAGCTTTCAAGGCGAAGTCATTCATCTTATGTTTTTCGTTCATGAAATCTTTACATATCGATTTGTTTGTCATTAAAATTTGAGTTAATACAATTTGTTGATCGCCCATTAAAAACTTTTTATTTGAATACCCTTTGGTTTCGGAAACGTATCTTTTTTCTGAACCTATAACCACATTAGGATTCTTTTTATACTTTTTGTACATTTTGTTAACGTAATTTTCTGACGGTAACATATCGTCATCAATTATTAAAATACAATCGTTTTTTGCATCGCACGACCTAGAGAATCGTAAAGCGACACCTAATTTTGTGTTCATATTTTCATCACGATAATGTTTAACAATTTTTAGTTCTGGTGTTTCAAAGTATGTTTTACTGTTACCGTGAGATACGATGACTTCTGAAACCAATTTGTAATTAACAATTTTTGGTAATATGTCGTTTATTATATTATCGGGGCGTTTCCAATTTAATATGATAACACTTATCATTTAATGTAACAATTTAAAATAATTAACTGATTAGTTTGTATTTAGGGTATAAACACCCAAACGTTTTTATAATTCGTGGTAAATCGTTTAACTTATCGTAGTCACACATGTCTTCATCTACGTATATGGTTTTTGTACTATGACAAATATCAACCAATACACGGTATCCTTCATCGCTTTCACCACCTGATGTAATTTCATTATATGCTGGATAAACTAATGGTGTAATAATATTTTTATGTAATAATTGTTTCGATAAAGTTCGTAAACTATTCATTTCTTCTTAATAACTTTTAATGTGGTCGTTTTTTTAACTGTGTTACGATCACCCAATTTCAAGTTACCGTGTTTTGGATTAAACATCTTCTTATGTGTTTGCCAATATTGTGGTGCACCAACCTTAAAGTTTTTCCTAATCTTTGCTTTGTACCAAAAAACACAATCTTCTATTCTATTACTCTTAGACGTGTTATCTAATACCAAACACTCGTAATTTTCAGTACAAGAGTCCATCACTTTATTGAACATCTCAAACGTTGGAAATATACCAAAAAAGTTTTTATATAACTTCTCACGATTTTGAATTATATTTTCACGCAAAATAAAAATGTAATCTATATTCGCCCTGAGTGCTGGAGGAAGATCCATACAATATTGCATAGTTAACATGAAAAATATCTTCCAGTGACGACCGTTCATAAAACATTGGCGAATACACGTATCTTTCATGAATTTAGAATCATACATACAATCATCTAAAAGAAGAAACGCACCAGAGTTTGGCTTACCCGCACCAACAAGCTTTTTCTGTCTATCCATAACGCGTTCGATAGCTTCTCTATCGTAATCACCGTATATGAATAGGTCGGGTATATACTGTTGATAATAATGATTACCTTCCTCTGTAGCAGATAGAACTATTCCCGCTGGTAAATGCTTTTTGTGGTACAGAATATCAGTAACGAGTGTAGATTTACCGGTATTACGTTTACCTATAAAAACACATACTTTATCATCAGCCATGCTTTCAGGTTTGAACTTTCGTAATTGAATATTCATCTACCATAACGCCTCGTTTTAATTTATAAAATTTTACTCACATAAAGTAAGAATGGCTGGTAAATTGAACCTTGCTGTCACTGGTATCCAGGACCAATGGCTTACTGGTGAACCTGAATTTTCATATTTCCTGATGAATTTTAAACGACACACAAAATTTTCAATAGAAGCCATAGAAACACCGTTCAATGGTGATCCTAATTTCGATAGCTCCGTTGAGTCTAATATACCAATGAATAAGGGAGATCTTATCAGAAGTATGATGCTTAAATTTACTTTACCTAGACCAACGGCACCGGATAAAACGTTTACAGTTTCAGAATCAGGTGGTAAATACTTTATAGACGGTGATCAACAGGCGACACTCACACTTTATGAAGGTACGACGTATACCTTCAACAATGCAAGTCCAACACACCCGTTTAGATTTGAGTATGCCCCACCCGACGAATTACCACCCGTTGACGGTGTCGGTACTCTTTACAATTATAAGAGGTACACAAGTTTGGATACAGCAGAGCATTACGTGTATAAACTATGGAAAAATTCAGCAAACAACTGGGCAGTACCATCTACACCGTCAACTAACACGATAAAGGTTTTGAAAGTATCTCCCTTTACCTGGTCTGATAACGATACAACTGACGCTTTCCCGAATAGTATTGATACTACAACGTACCCAGGTAAAGTATCTCTGAGACAGTCTA